CGGCGAGCCAAACGGCCTTTGGTTTATTCCGCCAAATAATGTTCAGCCTTATTACGACACGACCACCGAAAGCGTTTGGTATGCAATCTATTCCGGTGATTACCGAGGCGGCGTTCCGTACATGGGCATACCTCACAACAATATGCTTCACATCCTTGGGCTTTCCTATGATGGCTTGGCAGGCTATTCGCCTCTTTATCTTCAGCGTGAAACGATGGCTTTACACATTGCGAGCCAAAGATATGGCGCAAGCTTCTTTAAAAATGGTGCGCGCCCTGCCGGTATAATTAAGTTTCCAAACAAGCTTTCGCCAGAATCTAAAGACGCTCTTCGCCGTTCATGGGATTCCTTCCATGCTGGATCTGGTAACGCTGGTCGTGTTGCGATTCTTGAAGGCGGTTTGGACTTTCAAAAACTGCAACTCGATCCAGAAGAAGCGCAATTTTTGCAAACGCAACGCTATTCGAGAGAAGAAATTGCCTCAATCTTCCGAGTTCCGCCTTCGATGATTGGCGCAGCTCCACACTCTGACGCTATCGAATCCGTAAGTCTTGAGTTTTTAAGGTCAATTCAGCCTTGGTTAAGCCGTTGGGAATCTGAAATCAAGCGCAAATTGATTTATAACTCTGCCGAATATGTCGAAGCGGATACCAAATCAGTCCTTCGCACCGATTTAAGAAGCCGTTACGACGCTTACGCAATCGGGAGGCAATGGGGTTGGCTATCCGTTGCCGATATTCGCCGGTTAGAAAACATGAATTCCGATGTCGCAGGCATGGATGATTATCTTAAGCCGATGAATATGGAAAAATTAGACGCTGTTGGCGCGGTGATTCCTGCGAAAGTTCCTGCTACGATACCAGGCGCAGAGCCTGGCGTTCCTGGTGCGCCAGCGATTACGGCTCCAGGCGTAGACACTCCGAGCAGCGCACTACCTCCGAATCGATCCGATAACAAAATCTTGGAGCGAGTGTTAATACTCAAGGTGGCGCAGCTCCGAGCCATCGAGGCCACCGCATTGAAACGAATTAGCAAAGATAAGTTGTTTATTTCAAAGCTAGACGAACTCACCGAGCAAACAAAGAAGAGGCACTATATGGCATTCGATGAAATCCTCGAAGCTTTCGAAATCAAAGGCAAAGAAAAGATTGCGGAGTTCATCGCAAACACCGCAGCGCAAAATTTAAAAGAAAAGTTCCTAGATGTCGCAGGCAACACCAATTTTGCTGGCCTGCCTGCCGCAGTTGAATCTGCCTTGCCTAGCTATTTAAACTCTAACTTACTTCCATCATTCACCACCACGGAGCAATAATCATGGAACGCCGAAACGCTGTTGAATACCGAGCCGAGAACGAAGGAAATACTTTGGTAGGCTACGCTGCGGTCTTCACCGACTCCAGCGGAAAGCCTTCACTCTCGGAAAACCTCGGAGGCTTCAGGGAGATCGTTGCGCCAACCGCATTTAACGAACGCTCTGGCAAAGTCCTTGCGTTTTATAATCACGACTCAAGCCAGGTGTTAGGTAAAGAAGGAACAAATCTTGAATTGTCCGTTGATTCCAGAGGCTTGAAGTTTTCGTTGGTGTTACCAGATACCACCACCGGCAGAGATGTTAAAGAGTTAATTCGCGCTGGAATTCTTTCCGGTGTTTCGTTTGGCTTCACCGTTGATAAGGATTCTTGGCAGATGGTTGGCGACGAAAAGATTCGTACTTTGGAAAAAGTTACGCTTTATGAAATTAGTCCAACTGCTAACCCTGCCTATCCAGATACCTCGGTTGCTTTAAGGAATTTGGCCGAGTGCGAACGCTCTGAAGCACGAAGAAAACAAGCAATCGCAAAAATAAAATTAATGAAATGGAAATTTTAGTTGACTAATTTAAGATATTGTTAGTACACTAATATTAATTAGATCACCACGCTTTTGCGTGAACAGCTTTGGAAATGTTGCCGAAGCCGTTCACGCATTTTTTTTTGGAGTTATAGAACATGAGTAAGACCAAAGTCGAAGAACGCGCCGCAGCAATCGCCGCCGCCGAAGCACTGACCACCGTAAACCGCGACTGGACACCAGACGAACAAGCGCAATTCGATGCGTTGGCTGGCAAAGTCCAAGAGCTTGAAGCTGCAATGGCTCAAGATGCGACAGATGACCAGGCAGCCGAAGCGCAAACCGCAGCTAGAAGCTTGGTAAATGCTTGGAAAGTTTCGAAGCCAGAGCCAAAGATTTCTCGATCCAAGGTTTACGCCAGTGCGCCAAATTATGTTCGCGACCTGGACGATAAGAGCGACCGCAGAAACAGAAGCCTTGCGCTTCGAGGATGGTTATCCGGTGGTAATCGCTCCGAACTTTGCACCGATGAAATCCGCTCGGCAGCACAGTCTACCGGCATGAATATCGACAGCGATAGGCTTACTTTGGATTTGTTCCGCACCGCTCCGAGGAATGAACAAGAAATTCGCCAAGCGCAAGTTACCACAACTTCTAGCTATGGTGGCTATTTGGTTCCTACCGAGTTCGTAGCATCACTTGAGAAAGCGATGTTGGCGTTTGGTGGCATCCGCGAAAACGCAAAGATTATCCGCACCGGTGGCGGCGGGCCTTTGACTATGCCAATGAACGACGATACCGGCAATGTTGCTGCAATCGTAGGCGAAGCCTCTTCAATCAGTGTTACTAACGCCTCGTTTACGCAGTTCACTCTTGGCGCTTATAAGTACGCTTCGAGCGTTCAGGCATCTTGGGAAATGCTGCAAGATTCAGGTATTAATCTTGAGTCTGAATTAGGCGCAATCCTAGGCGAACGACTTGGCCGCGGTCAAGCAGCTCACCTAGCGACTGGTGACGGCAGCGGAAAGCCTACCGGTTTGGTAACTGGTTCAACTCTTGGCGCAACTCAAGCAACTGACAATGTTTTTGCGTACCAAGATTTCTTGAATCTTTATCACTCTGTAAACCCTGTTTACCGCAAGAACGCTTCATGGGTTATGAATGATGCGCTCCTAGCAAAAATTAGAAATCTTACTTCGCCTGCTGGCTATCTGATTTTCACGAATCCGACAGACGGCGAGCCAGTAAGTTTCTTAGGAAATCCGATCGTTATCTGTAACGACATGACCTCCGACCTTACTACCGCAGCAGGCAAGGTTTGTTTATTTGGTGATCTTAGCGCATACAAGGTGCGCGAAGTTTCCAATATCGAACTGACTCGCCAGAACGAACTTTATTCCGCTTCTGGCCTCGTTGGCTGGGTGATTCATCACCGATTGGATGGCAAACTTGCTGACGCTGGAACACATCCAGTCAAGCATTTAGTGACCATCTAATCAGTGGTTTTGATCCTTCCTAATCACCCTAGCTTTATCCTCCTTTTGCTAGGGTGATTTCTTAAAAAGGCCTTATCATGCTACCGCAATGGACAGTAAAAGTAATCACGGAGCCAGCTTCTGAGCCTGTTACGCTTCAGCAGGTGAAAGATCACAGCCGTATAAGTCATTCCGAAGATGATTCATGGCTCGGTGTTGCCATTACAGTGGCTCGGCAATATGTCGAAAAGACAAGCGAGCTTTCTTTAATTACGCAAACTCGGAGAATGACCTTTCCGCAATTTCCACAGAACTTTCTTACGCTGCAAAACTTTCAACCACAACCTTTATACTCGTATTTAAAGCTTTCCTACGGGCCTACCGTTTCGATTAGCGAGATCAAATATTACGATCAGACGAATAGTCTGCAAACACTCGCAGAGTATCAGGCAACGCTAGAATCGAATCCTTGCATGATTGTGCCAGGCATTGGCAAAAGCTGGCCTTCAACGATGGCAAACAGAATAGACGCGGTGAAAGTTACTTATGTCGCAGGCTACGGCACCGCAAGCGATGTGCCAGCAGCATTGAGGCACGCAATTCTATTATTAGTGGATCACTGGTATTCGAATCGAAGTGATTTTGCAATGGGTTCGCCTGGGCCAATTCCTTACGGTGTTGATTCTTTGATTAATCTTTTCGCTTCAGGAAATTATCGATGACCATTTCCTCTGGAGTTATGCGCCATGTTTGCGTCTTGAAACGAGCGACATCCTCCGCAGATGATGTAGGCCAGCCGATTAAAACATGGAATACGCTAGAAACTTTCTGGGCTAGAGTGTTGAGCTTTCCGGTAGGCGAGCAGCTAATAGGGGAGCAGACTGGAGCCTATATGAACTACACGATTACCACTAGGAAAACTACCGCAGCGCCTGGCGACAGAATCGAAACGGAAGGCCACACAATCGAAATTAGAAGCGTTGGCATTAAAGATTTCATTGATGGCTTAGAAGCCACCATTGAAGGCGTAGAAAGGGTTGCGTAATGGCATCCGTTTATAAATTAGAAGGAATCACGATAGATGTTTCCGAAATCAAAGCGCTATTGCCTTTGTTTGGTGAGATCGTTCCTAATTTGATGCGGAAGGCTTTGCGCCGTGGATTTGCTGCAATTGGAAAACAAGTTAAAAGCTTAGAACAATATCATATTCGCCAAAATTTAGGGAAACGGAAGTTTAGTAAGAACTGGATAAATAAGCCTGGGGATTTAAAAAATGTTCTTTATAAAAGTCTCAATGTAAAAATAGTTGCAGATATGAAGAGAGGCAAAGCCTATATGTTTTGCGGGCCTAGGCGTAAAGCGGCAGGCCTACCTTCAAAGTATGCGCACTTTGTAGAGTTCGGAACGAAGCCGCATAAAATCAAAGTTACTAAAGGCCATAACGCAGGCAAAACATTTAATCATCCAGGCTATAAGGCGAGGCCTTTTATTATTCCAAGTTACGAAGCCGTAAGAGGATCAGCACAAAGAATGATGATTGATGCAATGGAATCAACAATAAAGGAAACATTAGGGACATGAGTATTTCCATAGCAGTAACCACCAGGCTAAAAACAATTGGCGAATTCAATGGGAATGTTTTTCCAGATAGCGCACCGGAAGGCGTACCGTATCCGTTTTGCGTTTACAAGCAGCAATCGGTTGAGCGGTTTTATCACCTCGACGGCACCACCAACGGCCTGCCAGTTGCAACTTTTCAGTTTATGATATTTGGAATAAATCGAATTGATGTTGAAAGCTTATCCGTAGAAGCAGGAAATCTTTTTAGCGGCTTTTTCGGAACAGTTTCCGGTATCAAAATTGTGAGCAGTGTTTGGAATAATCAAGAAACCAATGATGTTTTCATTGAAGGAAATGATATTCCAGTTTATAGTTATATTAATAGTCATCTTATCCAATTTGTAGAGGAGTAAAAGTTATGACGATAGCAGCATTTTCTGGCATGGGAACCACGGTTACCATTGGTGGAACAACATTCAAAGCGATTTCGATTACTACGCCAGTTTTAAAGCGCGGCGCAATCGATGTAACAAATCTTTCTTCGCCTAGTAACTGCAAAGAATTTGTTGCCGGGATGCTTGAAGCTGGCGATTTTTCAATGGATTTTTACTTTCCAGATAATAGCGTTACCAAACAGGCAACGATGCTCGAAACACTCGAAGCGAGCTATACGCAAGCCTTTGTAATAACTTTTCCTAATGGCGGAAGTTCAACATTTAACGGATTCATTACCGAGTTCGCAATTGATGCAGTAGCTGCTGGCGATAACGCAGTTAAAGGAAAGCTTACTGCAAAAGTAATGGGCCTACCTACTTATAGCCCTGATTAGTTTTTTAATTCTAAAGGAGGATTTCAAATGGAAGTTTCAAGACAATCTTTTCTCGATTTTGCAAAGAGCGTAGTACGCAAACAGGAAGTCGAAATAGCAGGCTATGGCAAGGTGTTTATCCGAGTTCTAAAAGCCAGAGATAGAGACAACTACGAAGGCGCAATTGCAGGCGGCGACAAGTTTAATTTTGATAACTTCCGAAGTAAACTTGTCGCTCTTTGTTTTTGTGATGCCAACGGCAATCGTTTCTTTTCCGATAGCGAAGTTAATTTACTTGGCGAATTGCCTGCCGACCTGGTTAATCAATTGTTTACGGTGGCTCAAGAGCTTAACGGCTTTACCACAAAATCGGTGGAGCAAGCGGAAAAAAACTAAGGTCACAGCCAGCGAAAAGATTTCTTTTCCGTCTGGCTGGACACCTTAAAAAAACCGTTGGCGAAATCCTCGAAACGATGGACTCGGATGAGCTAACGGATTGGATGGCTTTCGCACGAATTGAGCCGCTTGATGGCTACCGCACCGATATTAATTTTGCGAGCTTACAAAGTTTACTAGGCAACTGTAACCGAGGATCTAGCCAAAAAGCTTTCACCGTTGAAGATTTCCTACCGGATTATTTCAGAGAGAATAAACCGGAGCAAACTTCGGAAGATATGGAAGCAAGCTTAAAAGCATGGGTCAAAGCCGCAGGCGGAGTGATTAAATAATGGCAACAAATATTGCAAATACTTCCGTAAAAGTTGGCATGGATGCCAGCGGCTTTAAAAAGGGCGCGGATGGTCTTAAAGGCTATTTTGCCGATATCGGAGCCACCGCAGGAAAATTAGTTGGCGTACTCGGCCTTGCAGCGCTCACAATTGGCGGTATTAAGAAGGGCATCGAAGCAAGTTTTGGCAAAGTCATTGCCTTTGAAAAAACATCTGCAATTCTAGAAGCAATTGGCAAAACGGCAGGAGATTCGAAAGAGTCAATAGCTGGCCTAGTAGGTACACTTTCAACAATCACAGGACGCAATGACGAAGCTGGAAAAGCTTTGGGCGATACCGCCAGAAAAATGATGAGTATCGGATTCTCCGCAGCAGAAACCGAAAAGATGGTTTCTAGTTTTTACAAAGTGGCGAAGGCTTCACCGGCGGAAATCGGCGAAACGTACAGCACCCTTGAAAAGCTAGCCTTAAATCTTGATGAATTTGGATTCGTTTCGTTAAAGCAATATAAAGCGGTGGCACAGCTCGGCATTCCAATTATGGAAATCATGGCCGCGAAACTTACCGAGGTTCGAGGCGTGTTAGTAACCGCAGACGAAGTTTCACATCAATTAAAACAATCACAGGAAAGCGGCGGCAGAAGCGGCATTACCACACAAGAGCAATTGCAAGTTGTGGCAAGCCTTGGAGATTCGCAATTAGTCCAGGCACAGATAGACGCCATTGGCGGCACCTTCGCAGGCAGCATGAAGAAATCAAAGGAAGAGATTTCCTTGATGTTTTTTGAGATCGGCAAGGCAATAAACGCTTTCTTTGGTGGTACGAAAACTTATGTTGCCATCTTCAAGACAATTACCGCAGGCGTGAAACTGGCGCGCGAACAGGTGGAGCTATTAACTTTGGTATTTGCCAATAATAGGCAATGGATAGATGACTTTAAAAATGGCATCGATATTTTGGTAGTTGCCTTCTTCCGTGGCTTTGAAGTCATGGGTCAGCAGTTGATGGAATCCAAGAAACTTGTTGGCGATTGGTTTGATACTTGGAAAAACAACAACTCTGTCGCAAGCAAACTAGACGAAGCCGCAGGCAAAACGAATATAATGACGGAACTTTTCAAAGGCTTTGGCGAATACATGACCGATTTCGCAAGCAACTTTGAAGCCATCTTTGAAGTTTGGAATGTCATCCTCGATTCCTTTGGCGATGGCGTAAGCAATGTTACTAATATCTGGGAAGGAATGTACGAAATCCTTCAAACGATCAAGACCGCAGCGCAAGTAGGATTCTTGGCGATTGCTGAAATTGGTATTAATTCCATCAACGGAATATTAAAAGTCTTTGAAGACATGGCAGCCTTTACGCAAAAATGGATTGATAAATTTTCTTATGGATTATCAGCAATTGCCGAGGCATTAGGAATTGTATCTAAAGGCACCACTGACGCAGCTATGGCACAAGATCAAGCCAGAGGCGCAGTAGGATTCAACTTAGGCCGAGTTGGAACGGAAGGCATGGCAGGAGGCCGCGCACAAATTCAAGCACAAGCCGAAGAAGAACGCCGCGCAAGAATCAAAATGTACAACGAACGAAAACTTGGATTAAACAAAGATAAGGCAGACGCAGAGAATCCAGATTTTGCCAGAGGTAAAGGCGGAGCAGCAGGCGCACAGCTCGCAGCTCCTACGCTGTTGACCGCAGGCGGAACGGAAGAATATAAGCTAATCATGGAAAGAAACAACGCCAAACTTCAAGATGGCACTAAAGGCACAAACGACAGGCTGGACAAAGTTAACGACCACCTCGAAGTAATCGCAAGCAATAAGCCAGCAGCTCCAAGAAATACTACTACTACTTTGATTGCGAGTGCTTAATAATGTCAATCACTGATGTAAAAGAAACATTTGGAAATCGCACACTGGCGCAAGATAGCAAATATCAAGTTACGATCAATCG